CGGGAGTAACGCTGAAAATTTTCTGACCGCAAATCTCTGCAAATCCTTCCTCGGTAGTCAGCAGCGGCTTAATCACAGATCACCCCCGTTCGACTCAATCATGCCTTCGAGCAGTTCGGCCCAAGCCATAGCGGTGTGCTGGGCGACAGTAGCCAGTACTTTCGCTACCAGTGGCTGCGTGGCTGGGGCTGCGATAACGGCCAGAGCCAGGGCGAGCATCGCCAGAATCTCCTGCACGTCGCGCAAGTCATCGAGGCGACTTTCTGAGGGAGGTGCTACGGACTGGATAAGGTGACTCACTTCGACACCTCCGCACGGACGGCGCCCAGGACTTTCAGCGCGCCAAGATCGACTAGGCGGAACGACGCCGGAAGGGTCAGACGGCCGATAACTTCCCCGGCCAGGTTGAACAGGCAAATGGTATTCTGTTGGTTCTGCATGGCACTACTCCAAAGTTCAGTGCTGTGTGGTCGCCGGGCCGCTGTTGACGCAGTGGCCCGGCACTTCTTTTCAGATGACCCAAACCTGGGCCATCCTCGGTCTTCCTGACTGCATGCAGGCGTATGCCTACACACTGTACTGATTACTCGCTCTTGATCTTCGGAAACTGGATCAGCACACAGCCCCCGGCCAGCTTGCGGGCTTGAGGCTTATGCTCACTGATTGCCCGCTTCTGCTTTTCTTGCTGCTGTTTTATTGCTTTCCACATGATGATCATGGAACTCATTTTTCCGACCTCGGATTTTTTGCGCTGTGCGGAGTGTCGCTCTTACTTTTTTATAGTCTTTCTGACCTATATCAGTCTCCCTGACTTATATCAGTCGTCCTACCTGTATCTTCATCCTACCTATATGTCACTCAGGCAAGAGATGAGGGTTGTATAGGACGCCTTTCTTGCACATATCGTTGACAGCCGTATCAACGGTGGACCAATCGAGGTCTATTCCTTTTGCCGTTTCTGGCGTTGCACACCGGAACCTGAGCCGCCAAATACCAATCACTTTCTCTGGCTTTGATGGCAGATAGAACCAGCAGCTCTCAGGCTCTGACCGGTCATTATCCTTGTGTTCGTAAAATCCAACTCCAAGGCCAGGCGCGGCAGCTAGCAGCGATGAGTCAGATACAACTGCGTGAAAGTCATTGACTCTGATTGGCAGCCGCTCACCTTTGACGTTTATGGCTGTTACAACCTCATAAAAAAGGCCTGTGCCCAGCAGCAGATTGAAGGCTTCCCAGAAAACCGCGCTGTTGCCTTCATCATTTACCTTGCCACCCATACCGCTCATTATCTTGCTTAGATATTTCCCGTTGACGGATTCAGTCTTTGGCTCAGCGGTCACCCGGAACCCTTCACCCTCTGTGCCAGTCAAGTGTTCCCAGTTGCGCCACATCTGCTGGTGATTGATTCCGCCGAATTTCTCTAAGTCGTGCTCTGCATAACAGTTGATCAGCAGCATGATGGCGCAGACAACTGCCTCGTTAGACGCGCCTTCTTTCAATAGGCGACCGATGCCGTCCGCCTGTCCTATGCCTCCATCTATCAGCGCATGAGGGATGTTTACGTCGCCTCTGTGTTGCATTGCCCACCGAGCTTGAGCGATTGGCAGTCCTGCCCCTGCTTTCTTGATCAGGCCCATACTAGCCAGAGCATTGACCATGCCTGTAGCCATTGGCGTCCCACAGCCAGTTAGCACCCTAACCTTCTCAGCTCCGGCGCCAGTTAGCATGTTCGGGCCGCGACCATCTAAATCATTCATGGTCGTATGTCTGGCCAGTCCAAGGTATGCAAGCAACAAGCGCGGATCTTTTCTACTCTTAGCAATTAGCTCCAACGCCTCCAGTGATACCGGCGAAAACTGCCCAGGCTTTGTCCCTTTTGTCATTAAACCCTCTTGGCGCTCTGCCGTTTGTGGTCGCTACGCTGATCAGCCTTTTAGCACTCGCTCAATGTTTGAGTAAGCCAGTCCGCCTTTACCTTTCGATTGAATGGCTAGGATGGTTGCATTTGTACCAATAAGTCCCCGAAGGTTAAGCCCTTCTCTCGCTTCTTTGTCAGTTACTTCTCTGCCTAGCAGCCCCGTGACGACCTGAGTCAGTTGCCCCTTGGGTGCAAGAACATTGGTCGTGCTTTTCATCAGCAAGGTGCCTTTCTGCTCGCCCTCGTCGATCTCAAACACGAACCCAAGCCGTTCACCAAATGCGTTAGCGAACTCTTTGATTTCGGCAAGGTGCGCCCTATAGGTGCCGTCAGGTATTAGCTTTGCTGGCTTGTCCGTTCTTGGCTTTGCCATCACTACTGTCGTCATTTATTCAGCTCCTTTTCTTTCACGTCGAGACCCGAGGTCAGAAGCAAGCGAATGGCATCAGCTCGCTTAACTTCGAGGCCCGTTTGCGCCTGGAGAGACTGTGCGTACTTATCGATACGCTCAATCAACTCAGGAGCTAGTCTCAAGGTCATGTGCTGCTTCATTCAGTGCCTCGTTAGTACGTTATCTATTGTGACACATCGTATTCGTTCGTGTCACAAACTGCAAGAGATGCGACCATCTTCTCGCGTGCGTGTTTTTTTAAACCTTTTTAAATACTTTTTTAAGGGGCTGGAGGCCACGTAGAACAAGGCCTCCAGAGGGGGTATTCCTACAAATCTCCGGTTAGTCCTACAAATCTCCGGTCTTTCCCTACATTTTTCCCGTGCTATCCACAGGCTGGGAGGGTGGACTTCCAGTCAATTCCTACTTATAAGAGTCGCGTAGGAATAACCGGAAGCTTGTAGGAATGGCCAAGAAGATCATCACCCAGGAAACGCCGCTTCCTGATCGACACGTCACATTGTCCAACGTTCTCATCAGGGCAGCTCAAGGGCTCACTCTGGCCGAGAAGCGCATCATGTCAGCCTGCATTGCCCAGCTCGACAGTAAGCGGATGCCTGATCTATACAAGCCGCTCACGGTGAAGCTGTATGCGCTCGACTTCGCAGAGACCTTCGGCATCCACCCGGACACGGCCTACGACGAGCTGCAATCGGCCGCCAAGGTTCTGCGTGACCGATTAATCAGGTACGAGAACCCAGCAGCCCCGAAAAACCGTCGTATCGTCGAGATGCGATGGGTTGGCCGGGTAACGTACGCTAAAGGTGAGGGCTGGCTTGAGCTGGCCTTCTGGCATGAAGTGGTGCCGCACCTGGTCATGCTGCGCGAGAAATTCACCAGCTACCGACTGAGCCAGGCCGCTGGGCTTCGCTCGCTGTACTCATGGCGAATGCTTGAGCTGATGATGCAGTTCAAAAGCACCGGCCTGGTACGGATGTCTATCGAGGACTTTTGGGATTCGGTCGAGGCGCCGGCTTCCTGCAGAAAGGACTTTTTCAACTTGCGCAATCGAGTCATTGAGCCAGCAGTGAAAGAGCTTGCTGCAAAGGATGGACTATTGATCGAGTGGACACCCGTTAAGGCTGGCCGAAAGGTCACTGGGCTGGAGTTCAGGTTCTCCCCAAATCCACAGGGGGCGCTCGCTCTCTGAATATCGCGACATAGCCCCATAGAGCCAGCCTAAGGTCTGTATATCTGATAAGGCTATTGAGACGGCTAGCGTTTGAGTCAGTTACTAACTGTCTTCTAATTACGGAAAATCCGGGGTTTAAGCAATTTTCCGCGACACGTTTTCGTTTTCAGCGTTTTGTGTCGCGACACGGTTTTACTCCAGCCCGGCCAGCAGATCCGCGAATGACTGAGGCTTGACCCGGGCAACCGCTACTGGCTGTACACCCTCAACTTGAGGCTGGACCGCCGGCGAAAGATGCGCCGGCGTTTCCACCGATCTATCCGGCTTGTACTCGAGCAGCCTGAGCTCGGATCGCAGCCCAGCAACCTCCTCTCGCAGCAAGCGGAGCTCAGCTACCATTTCAGCCCAGTCAGCAGGGGGTGTCGGGGAGGTGTCTGTCGGTGGTGTCGGAGTGTCGGGTTTTGGTGTCGGGTTGCCGGGTGGCTCACCGTAGACGCGGATCATTTCAGACAGGTCGACGACGCGCTGACCTTTACCGTCAAACCCAGCAGATACGCGGCCTTTGTCCACGGCCTCGTACAAGGTTGAACGGTGCAATCCATACAGTTTAGCCATGCGGCCGAGGGTCAGTTTGCTCATGTAGGGCGCTGTCGGGTTCTGTCTGTCGGGCGAATGTAGGGTGCCGACAGTCTAGCGACTTAGGAGCTGTTGTGGGTTGCCGATGACTTGAAGACGCCGCCGCGCGCGGGCAGCCTCAAGTGTGGGCTGAATTGAGGGGTAGTCTGTCAGGCACCCGCCTGCAGTCAGCAGCCTGCAGCAATTGTTGGTGGATCAAGGGGGTCACCCAGCACGGGCAGGCGTCCCAGGTTGAAAAGCGGCTTCCCTATGCTGGCTGACTATCACGGATTCTGAGTACGGTGGTCGTCGAACACTGGGCGTGCCGAGCTGTCGCACGAATACCAATGCCTGCGTCCAGCAGTTCCTTCACGCGCTTGTGCAGGTCCTCGTCGACGGGGCGGCCCTGGTACTTGCCGGCTGCCTTGGCTTTATCGATGCCCTGGGCCTGTCGCTCACGTCGCTGCTCGTAATCCTTTCGGGCAATGGCAGCCATCATTTCAACCAGCATCGAGTTGATCGCGCCAAGCATCCGGCTGGTGAACTCGTCACCTGCGGTGTCCTGCATTCCCTGGTGACTGGTTGGCAGATCAAGCGCAACGATGCGCAGCCCCTTGGAGTCAATGGCCGCCTTGAGGGTCTTCCAGTCTTCTTCCGGTAGACGTGACAGTCGGTCAATGCTCTCAACCAGCAGCACATCACCCTTACGCGCATCCTTGATCAGGCGCAGCAGCTCCGGCCGGTCAACCTTCGCGCCGCTGATGTTCTCCAGGTACTCACTGGCAATGTGTTGCCCATGATCGGCGGCGAACTGATCCAGCGCAGCGCGTGCGCGTCCGGCGTCTTGCTCAGCGGTTGATGCTCGGAGGTATGCGCGAATAAACATGGTATTTCCCTTGGTGTATCAGTTTAGGTGTCACATAACTACTGTTGCATTTTGGGTGTTACTAAACAAGGGAAAAAGCCGTATTTCATCGTATTTTTGCGTATTTGCTTAGCTATGCCTTTGTGCAACGGGATCATACGCGACAGTTGCATCCGGCAATACGTGCAGGGGAGCGCACTAGCATGGGGTGCTAGGCGGCACGCGGAGAGGACTTTCCTCCGAACGGCACTGAGCCCACCAGCCTGAACAATGGTTGACACGGGTCATTCATGGGGTGTTTCCCCAAATGACTCATTCGACCTCGTTGGAGCGTGTTTCGGCCTCATTCATGGGATGTTTCACAACACGTCGTTCGGCCTCGATGTGGCGAGCATTTACCTCATTCATGGGGTTAATTTCACAAACGAGCCATTCGATGCTCTTTCATAGGGTGTTTCGCAAAACGGGGTTGACCGACCTCATTCATGGGGTTTGTTTTCGCAGAACTGGTTTCATTCATGGGGTTCGGTTTTCGCAACGCTCATTCATCGTCGTTTTCGCGTCATTCAGCCTCGTTCATGGGGTTGTTTCACAACACGTCGTTCGACCAGTGAAAAGCACTGCGATACCGTGGAAACCTCAGTGGAAACCAGCGCTTTATGGGTCGCGCAAAGTGTCGGCTTTCGGTGGCAACCATCTCTGGCAACCTCACGTTTGGCAACCGCCCGAACTGGTAACTATTGGTGGTAACCAGCGTGGTAACCGGCTGCTTGGTAACCTTGGAAAGTGGCATTAATGATCCTGCGATCTGAAACAACGCGTTTTGCTGTTACATCCTCTGTTACAGCCTGCCTTGTTACATTTCTCAACAGGCGCCGCCCGCTTTCCGTGTTAACCGCCCAGGTTCGCCCCAGCCTCGCGTAAGAGGGTGCGAACCAAAGGTGCGAACCTCGCTGCGAACTTGCTGCCGGTACGCGCTCCGTAATGCGTACCGTAGGTGCGTACCAGTCTGCGTACCAATGCTGTGCGTACCTATCCGGTGGAGTGTTTCGCGCACTCCAGGATGCGTGAAATGTGTGCGTGAAACACTGCGCGAAAACATGCCGATCGGCACTTGACGCGGCTCATTCATGGGGTCGTGTTTCCCCAAACGTGATTTGATGGTTTTTTGACCGGCGAAAAGTGGTCACCGCGTGCCGCCAAAGCATTGCGCCTTGGCAGCTAATAACCGGCCCTCTCGCTAACCTCTTGGATAAACGGCGCTCGGAGTTCCGGGCATAAGCATGCTGCGGGATGGGTCGAACCCGTTGGTGCCGGTGTTGGGGCGGCTCATTTCCTTGGCTTGGTGCTCCGTTACGGCCTCTGCGATCTTTTTACCGCTCAGGTCGATCCTGGTGCTGACCTGAATGGTCTGGGCCTGCCTTGGCGGAACTGGTGCAACCAAGGCCCCTGGCAATGGCTGTCCATTCGAGGTGCTTGGCGGAACCATTAGCAGTGGGGTAATTGGAATGTGCGCCGGGTATGGCGTCATAAGCGGAGATCCTGCCAGCCATTGCTTGTCCGACTTGCTCCAGCTGTCTGCAAACGTTGCCTTCTTGAACGCCATGCCGGCCGGCAGCATCGAGTTGATGCCGGTAACCACTGTATTGAAAAGCCACTGCCACTGATCGAGGAAGAACCCGACAAAGGATTTCATCCCGGATTTGATGCCAGTCCATATCGAGGTCGCGGCATCACCGATCCACTGAAAGGCGCCGATTATGTAGGGGCTGACTTTCCCCCAGATCGCCTTGGTCTTCGTCCAGATCATGTCCCAGTTTCGATAGAGATAAATCCCGGCGGCAACGGCCAACATGACCCATCCGATTACCGGGATTGCGCGCAGTCCGATCATTAGCACTTTGCCGATGATCGACACCCCGGTAAGTACCGCTCCCGTGATCCCACCCCCTCCACTCAATACGGTAAATAACAGGCCGAACCCTTTCGATGACGCCGCAATCATGTTGACCAGGCCGCCGGTGAGCAGGACGGTCGACAGGCCCACAAGTGAGTATGTGAAGCCCTTGATCAGGGCCGGATGCCTCCCAAGCTCTTGAGATAGCTCAGTCAGCTTGGTGAGCATTGGTAGAAACACCGGCATCACGTTCTGGCCGATAGACAGGCTTAAATCGTCCATCGCCTTCGACAGTTCAAGTGTCTTCATCATCGGAGAGCCCTTGTTTGCCTCGATGGTCTGGCTGATGCCCTGAGCCTTGTCATAAGCATCGAGCGAGTGAAGCAGAACCGGCATTTGCTGCATGATTCGGGTGTAGATCGCACCGCCGGTTCGTCCGAACAGGATGTTGTTCTCTCGGCCCATGTCAGTCAGCGACGTGATGTGTTTTTTTGCGTAGATGCCCATCATCGCCTGAGCAAACTCGACCGTATTGGTGTCCTGTAGGTGCGCAAGCCCTGCATTCATGGGGCTGCCATGCAGGAACCGGGCGCCGCCGCCCTTCGTTCTCGTCACCTTGTTCGCATCCCAGACCCCAAGGCGCAGCATCTCATTGGTCGTGATGCTGGGGGTCAAGGCCATCATGCCGTGTGTTCGGCTGAAGGCGGTCTGAAGTCCGGTGGCGACCATTGAGCCGTGAAGCTCGCCAATGATTGGTTCCAGGCCAGCGAAGATCGTTTTTTGGGTAAGCCCGGCCACAGCGACGCCACCATGGGACATGAACAGTCGCAGATCGCGCTCGCTAACCATCTTGCCGCTCGATTGAACGGTCTTGAAAATGCCATCAGCGATCTGGGCTGCCTTGTTTGCGTCGTTGAGCCCCCCCATAAGCTCCATTGTTTTGCTCATCTGCATAAACTGCTCATGAGCCATTCCCTGCTTGCCATCAGCGAGCATTCCGGTCGCCACTTGGTACTGCGCAAGTACGGGGGATATGACTTTCGCAGCGGCCAGCGCCTCGAAACCACTCTTGCCAGACTCCCGGAACGCGCCCTGGGCGTCTGTGAACATCTTGGTTCGATCTATCAGCGATGTGCCGATGATCTTGTTTGCCTCGGAAAACTTCATAGCCTCAGAGATCTGTAATTGTCCAAGCCCCTGTTGCCGGAGCTTGGACATCTCTTTTTGGTATGTGATTGCGCTGTCGAGTGGGCCCTTGAACATAGCTGCAATCCCAAGGCCGCCGCCGAACATGGCGCCGCCAATGGCTGCTTGCTTGCCGATCGACATCAACTTGCTATTCAGCAAGTCGGCATCCATACCAGTGGTATGCAGGTTCTTGGAGATCATTAGCAGGCCAGAGCTGACGTGGTTGATCAGTGAAAGCCTGACGGCGACGCTATACGCTTCAATCGACATGGTTAGTTACCTTTTTTGATGTGGCGTGACGGAGCTGCATGCCCCGAATCACTGCCGCCTCCACGCATCTGATCTTTCATGCCGCGACTCTCATCGATGGGCTGGTGGTACTCAGGATGTAAACGGCCACGGCCGGGTGCTTGAAGCCGTGTTCGTCTTCAAGGGTTTGGCGGTGGGTCTGAATTGGGTAGCCGGCGGCGCGTAATTCTTGGATGCGTGCGGCTGGATGTAGAACGTTGAGCTCTTGCCGGGCGGTCAAGGTATCGACCGGGCCTAATTGCAGCCGCTCCAGGAGGCGAGCTCGCTGGGTGGCTGAGCTGATGTCTCGCATCTGTCTTTTGGAGCGGCTTTCAATCATGCGGCTAAATTTCCTTTATGAGGCAGTAGAGGCCGTTTCTCGACCAGGGCTATGAGCAGTGCGCTCGCCTGGACATCGCCATGTTCGGCGGCGGTTCGCAGGCAATCCCAGGCGGCAGTGACTTCAGATCGAGACACCAGGCGTGCGCGGCCGCGACGTTTGGTTGGCTGCAGGTCTGCGGTAAAGGTCATGAGGAGACTCCAAGGGCGTGAATTTATTACGTAACACCTTAATGATACGTATAGCTGTGTAGTTGTCCAGTATTTTTAAGGTGTGCTTAAAATGAAACGGAATGTTGATCAGGAAAAGGCTCTGAGGGGGGCGTATCAAGATGGAAAACGTATCAGTAATAAAAAACCATTCGAACTGATACGGTTACTCACGTAAACGAGCGTTTACGTGAGTAATCAGCTAGGGAAGGGATTAGGTCAGGGCGGGTATAGGATCGGCCGGCTGGCCAGCAACAGAGAGCCGCAGGGAACGGTGGTATTCTAGGTATTCAATAACTTACGAACGCGTTTTCATGACCATAAAAGCGGCCGAACAGGTCAGGGAAGAACCAGGCCAGCTCAAGTGGTTTGATTTCAATTTACCCGATCTTCGTAAATTGGCGCGGGAGCTTCGTTCGCCGGCCCTGGAAGAGGTTGCGCGCGCAGAGGATGCAGATGGTGCGCTTGTGATCCTTTATGAGCACTTCGGGCTGTCTGACCCGTCTCTTGTATCTGTCACATTCGAGACGCCGGTAGGTAAGGTCTTGGTACCGCGCAGCAGCTTGTCTCATATTGTCGACAAGCGCGCTGATTCGCGGGAGCGCTATATCCGGCACGCCATTGATACGCTGACAGGCCCGTTTGAGGTTTGGCGCGTGGCCTACACCAACGGCGGGCACCGCTTGGCATTTATCAACACATACGAAGCCAAGAACGACATGATCGTGGTCGTGGATATCCAGGGTGGGCATATCCTTTGGAATTTCTTCCATGCGCCCTCGAAATCAATGAACAAGCACCGGCAGGGCGCGCTTGTGTACCGACGATACGAACTGGAAGACAAAGAAAAAGGGCAGCTTTGAGGGCTGCCCTTTAAGTGTTTGAATCCTGATATTGGCATCCTCAGGAAATGGGATGAGAGGTCTCACCTTACGCCGATGTTCGCAGCATCGCCGAGGTACCTACGTCGCCTATAGCCCTGGAAGGCAGTCGATTTCGCGCTCTACGTATAAGATTATTCATAACTTATGATGACGTCAAGCGCCAATAATCCACCAGTTAGCGGACTTGCCCCCTAAACAGGCCGAAAAAATCTGCACATTATTGGCAGCCAAGGCCCAGCAAAGGACGGCGTAAATCTGCGTCATCGGACAGATGATTTCAGACCAGGGGCGCAGGGCTTCCGCATTTCAGGTGAGCAGATTTAGAGCTTGATTGAGCGACGCGCAGCGCAAGAGGCGGCGACGGCCCCAACTCCACCCATGCGTCATATCCCAAGACGTCGATCAGCACCCGACCATCAGGAGCTTTCCGCCAGACCTGTCCGAGACGCCAAACTCCGTCGCGGATCTTTGATCTGATCGCCGCCTCAGAATATCCAGACTCACTGGAAAACTTCCTAATCGTCAAATACCGCACTTTATCCTCCATCGGGCCAGTTGTCGGTCAATCCTTGGTATCTGGCCCGCCATACGATCAGGCCGAATCGAAGGGGTTAGGTCTGGATTATTGATCCGGCGGTACTACGAAAGTTTCGTAGTACGAGTCGCGTGCTCCGGCTCTGTTTTTTCTTCCGTAGGAAGCGAGCGACAAACGAAGTTTGTGTAGTGAGTACACAAGACGAAGGCTTGGGGTGACTTGCGTCCTGCTTTGCTCCACCGGCACGCTGAGAATGAACACAATCAGCACGGGGGGCTGTCATGCCTTACGCGATACTAAGAACAAAAAAGCTGAAGTCTATTGCCGGGATCTTGGGGTCGGGGCGGCACACATTCCGAGAGATGCCCACGCCGAACTCCAATGGTGCGGCCAATGTGCATGTCGTTGGAGCAACGAGTGCGGCCGATCTTGCCAGTGCGGTCTTGGCCTGGCTGCCGGAACGCAGGCGCAAGGGTGCGGTGCTCTGCATTGAATATCTGATCACCGCGAGCCCCGAGGCATTCGCTAGGCATGGTGGGGCGATGCCCGATACTGGCGGTTACTTTGATCGAGCCATCGCTTGGCTGAAGGCCAGACACGGTGGTGCGAACATTGTCTGTGCCGAGATTCACCTGGACGAGACCACGCCCCACCTTGTCGCATACGTTGTGCCGCTGACCAAGGACGGGAGGCTGTCGGCGCGTGACTTCCTCGGAGGCGCCTCCAAGCTGCGCAAGATGCAGACCGATTTCCACCACTGGTGCGGGAAGCCGTTCGGCCTGTCTCGCGGCATTGAAGGATCGAAAGCCACCCATCAGAAGGTCGGGCAGTATTACCAGGCGCTCGCGGCTGCTGGGCCGGTCGTTGACCGATCAGACTTGGCCGCTGCTGCCATCGGCATACAGACACCGAACTTCAAGGCGCTGCTGCTGGGGGCCAAGACTTCAGCCATACAGGACAAACTACAGCGCGCAGCGACTGAGGCGCTACATCGGCGGCAGGCGGCCTTGGATCTGCAGGCGGTCGAACTCAGGCAGGCTCAGCGCGCGCTTGAAGATCGGGAGATCACGCTTGAAAAGCGAGCCGACAAGTTAGCTGAGGTCGATCAGGCATTGGATATGGCTCTGCGGAAGGCTGACAAGGAGTTGAGCCGTGCTGACCGGCTGGCCAAGCAGCTCAGCGCTATGACAAGGAGAATGCTCGAAGCCGGTGTGGCAATAACGCCACACTGAGGCATTCCCGCCATCCTGTTTCGGCGGGTGCAAAATTATTGCACCCCTCGGAGTTGCCGGATTTACCGGTATTTAACCTGGCCTCCCATTTCGGTATGGAAGGCGCTACGACACTGAGCGGTCTTGTGTGGCGATCTGGGGTTGTACGATTTCAAATCGCAGAACTACCCGGATCTTGGGTAGTTTGATGGCGCTAAGACTCGCTATTTTTGGCTTGTCCTATCGCCTGTTCCGGCCTGCGTTACAGGGTGGGCATTTCACCCACCCCTATGGATGAACGATTCGTTCACCCCCCCTACGGCATAACGACTCGTTCGCCCGTTGACCGTCTAGCCAATTTTGGCGAGTCGCCATCCTTTCTGATTTCAAATCCAGAAGGGGGGGAGGAACGTTTCGTTACCCCTCTCTTGCCCGGATCTCAAATCCAGCCAAGTCAGACTTCAAATCCGGCTTAGGCCACGCCCGGTGCCAGCCTTTAATTGTGCTCCTCGGTCACCTTTAATCCGCCACCCCGGCGCGCTGTGTCGATCCCTACACAGTGTGTCGATTTCAACACGCCGGAACCCAACAAAACCTAACATTGGTTTCGGGCGAAAACCTGCTGTTCGGTACTTGACGCGGGTCATTCATGGGATGTGTTCGCAGAACGCCTCATTCCGCACTGTCTGTCGGGTGTCGATGTGCGCAAACTTGCTCAGATCTCAAATCTGGCCAAGTCGGGGGATGGGGTGCAATGATTTTGCATACCCCTTTATTGCTATTCGCGTAGCAGTTCCAAATCGCTCAGGACCTGTCATCCCATTTCGGTATGGCAGGTGCCGCCGCTCTGATCGGTCTTGTGCAGCGCCCTGCTGTTTCTCCGGTTTCAAACCGGAGAACTACCCGGATTTTGGGTAGTTTGTCTGCGACACAATCCGCGCATAACGAAAACGTGTCGCGGACTAGATGCCGGAAAACTTGCCGATATCTACAGCCGCATTTCCCTGATGATCCGTCGCGGCTCCAAGCCCTGCGAAAGCGCACGCCTGGCATCCTTGGTGAGCTGGTCGAGTGCCTGACTCTCGAAAGCGTCGGCCATAGCTGCTGCCTTCCTCACGATCAGCAGTGCCAGCTCGGGCGGAAACACCACCTTTTCGGTGGGCAGGTAGTCGCAGTCGATAACGGACACGGTTCGGCTCTCGTTGGTGGTCGGCTCTGGCGTGGCCTTGTTCTACATTACGGAAGCACTTAGTCGTGCTGCCAGCCCAATTAAACGGCGTCTGTTCCGGCCTGCAGCCTTGATCAGCGGATCAGGTTTTCCAGAATGCCCTCAGCATCCGCCATGTCGCGTCGATCACCCGCGATCAGATAGCGCAGCACGGCCTTGGCTTCATCCCGGTGACGCGGCCGAATCTCGGCAAGCAGGCCGAACACGAAGTGTTCCCGTGCGCAGGCCTCCTGCGATCCCTCAGCGTCTATAGAGCTGTCGCAGAACGCGCTACGCAGCCGGTACAGCTCATGCCAGTAGTCCAGCTCGTACAGGCAATCGGCCAAGGTGTGCGGCATCAGATCCGGGCGGGCCTTGAAGCGGGCGGCGATGTCGGCCTCGTCGATTGACCCGCGCTGCCCAGCTTTGGCCCCGTCCAGGACTTCGGCGCAGAACACTTCAGCGTCAGTCTCGTACATGGCGCGATCACCGAAACGCGCACGGCCTTCGACTCGGGTGTGGTGGTCGGCAATGGCGGATCGGGCTAGCCCTTCCAGGTTGGCAAAGCCGATGGTCTTGAATACGGCTGTCCAGTTACCAGGATCGGCATCTGACAGTAGGCGCGTGTATCTCTTTTCAAGATCGTCGAGCGGGGTCTTGATGCGCTTGGCCGCTTCAAGGGCTGTCTCGATATGCGCAGCGTTACCAGTCTTGATGATCGAGCGCAGCCACAACACGGCGTCCACTTCCTTGTCGCCCGTCACCCGCTGCTGAGGTGGCAGCTCGGGCACGCGGGGGAGCGTTTCAGCGCTGGCCTTGATCGGCGGCAAGGTGAATAGGGCGCGGTGGGCCTCGTTGTCACGGAATGCCCCCGACCGGCTGATGATGGTCTTGACCGTCCCAAGCGGCAAGCCGGTGATAATGGCTACCTCTCGCAATGAATGGCTTCGGCGCAGGTCGAGTACCTGACGGGTCTGGTCTTCGGTGATGGTCTTCGGTCGCGGCATGAATGAAACCCCCTGTTTCAATCATGATACCAGCAGCAAGGGCTTCGCCTCACCGCTTTCGGATTTCAAATCCAGAAGTGGGCCAAGTGCGATTTCAAACGACGACGGGGTGGGCATTTCACCCACCCCTATGGAGGAACGAATCGTTCCCCCCCTATGGCATAGCGATTCGCTACCCCGTCGAAATGGCGGGGCAGGTTTGGCGAGTCGGCAAGGGTCAGATTTAAAATCGACCCCTTGCCCGGATCTCAAATCCAGCCAAGCCGTAGAAACGGGACCTTGTATGACAATAGAGGTACGAATGCCTATCCTGCACTAGAGCTGTAGCCCCCCAAACTTGGGGAACTACCCAGAATCCGGGTAGTAACGTAAAAGTGATGCACTCAGCTTTGAGGGCATCACTTTTACGGTCTGCTCGTAAAACAAAAAACCCCAGCACTTGGCCGGGGTCTTGGGTACTACGAAACTTTTGTAGTATGCCTACTCGAACTGCAATGTCGCCCACAGCGCGTCAATGATCGCCTTAGCGCTCTCTATGGTGTGATAGGCCATCCAGGCTTGGTTGCCCTTGAGCGGCGTCCCCATACCGGCAAGCTCGATGCTGTCAGCGACGCAAGACAGGAGGTCGGACGCTTTGTTTAGCGCGAACTCAGCATCGATTCCGGGAGTAACGCTGAAAATTTTCTGACCGCAAATCTCTGCAAATCCTTCCTCGGTAGTCAGCAGCGGCTTAATCACAGATCACCCCCGTTCGACTCAATCATGCCTTCGAGCAGTTCGGCCCAAGCC